ACAACAAGGGACTACTGGAACTTACAAAGCACCTGCTTTACAAATTTCAGCACACACTGATGTACCAGAATTTAAAATAACTGACGCACCACTTACAAGACCAAGTGGGTCTCTTTGGGTTAAAACTACACAACCTAATGTAGGTGCTCGCTTTAGAGTTAAAAAATTCAATGGAACTACAAATCTTTGGGAAGATATTGTAGCACCAATGTATTCAGACAACCACACAGCTTTGTTTAATTTAGATAAAGCAGGCGGTGGCGTTAATTTAGCAGTTGGTTCTTTATACGTTAATTACAACAATGCAGAAGCAACAACAGATATTGGGGACTTTAAAATTCTCAGACGTGTATCTACAGGAAACACAACTATTACGAGTGATATAATTGCAACTCAACTTACAGCGGCAACTTATGCATTTAATATGCAAGAGTCAACTGTAGGATCAGCAACACTTGGCGCAGATAAAACAATCAGCGTAACTACAACAGGTGCATCAACTGATGCAGAACTGGTAGCAGGTGAAATTAATACAGCTGGCTTTACTAACATAGTTGCATCAGTAGACGCTTCAAACAGAATCGTTATTGAACACAATGATGGTGGAGATTTTAGAATAGATGATACAAGTGCGCCTGGCGTACTTGGATTGGCTGGCTTTGTTTCTTATGTAAGTACTACAGAAGGAACACCTAATTTGTATGAGGTACCGGCAGGTGACACTACACATGATTGGGTAGCAAGTAACTGGCAAGTATTAACTTATACAGCAGGAGACGATGCACCAACTGCCTTAACAACAGACGGCAGACTTTGGTACAGTTCAATTGTTGACGAAGTTGACATAATGATTCACAATGGTACTACTTGGGTAGGATATCAAGATTCAACTGCTCCATATTATGCAGTTGCATCAGCTGACAAAACTGACCCAGCAGGACCAATTGTTTCAGCAACAGAACCAGCAGTAGCAAATGGACAATCAGATGGTACTGCATTGAGACATGGTGATATTTGGGTTTCAACAGCAGATACTGAAGTTTATCCTAAAATTTACAAATATAACGGCTCAACTCTAAAATGGGTATTGCTTGATTCAAGTGATCAAACAACTGAAGATGGAGTTTTATTTGCAGATGCACGTTACAATACAGCAGGTGCTAATTCAGATAAAGCAGGAACTATTGCGGCAATGTTAGTAAGTAACTTTGTTGATATTGACGCTCCAGATCCAGCACTTTATCCAAAAGGAATGTTGCTTTACAATCTACGTAGAAGCGGATTTAATGTTAAGAAATTTACTCGTAACTATGTAGACACAGCGGCAGACAATATTAGATTTGGCGACGAATCACAAGATGCCTACTATGCACACCGTTGGGTTACTGAATCAGCTAACCAAACAAATGGCGCAGGTAGCTTCGGACGTAAAGCTCAACGTAAAGTTGTTGTACAATCATTACAAGCATTAGTAAACAGTAACCAAAAGATTAGAGATGACGAATCAAGACTCTTTAACTTAATGGCTTGTCCAGGTTATTCAGAACTAATTGGTGAAATGGTTACACTAAACACTGATAGAAGCCTAAGTGCATTTATTATTGGTGACAGTCCATTTAGACTTACACCAGATGCAACTACACTTAATAACTGGGGTACAAATACTGCCCTAGCAGTTGAAGACAATGACGATGGACTTGTTACAAGTGACGAATACTTGGGCGTGTTTTATCCAAGTTTATTCACTAGTGATAATGCAGGTAACAACGTAATTGTTCCTCCAAGTCATGGTATATTAAGAACATTCGCATTAAGCGACCAAGTTTCGTTTCCATGGTTTGCACCAGCAGGTACAAGACGTGGCGGAATTACAAACGCTAGTGCGGCAGGATACATTGATGGTGAAGGTGAATTTGTAAGTACGGCACTTAACGAAGGACAAAGGGACACGTTGTATAGTAACAACATTAACCCGATTACATTTATGACAGGTGCAGGTCTTTTAGTTTACGGACAAAAAACAAGAGCCAAAAATGCTAGTTCTTTAGATAGAATTAATGTAGCACGTTTGGTAATTTACTTACGTAGCCAACTTAAGAAACTTGCTAAACCTTATATTTTTGAACCAAATGATAAGATTACACGGGACGAAATTAAGGCACAAGCAGATACATTGTTACTTGAATTAGTTGGGCAAAGAGCACTTTATGACTTCTTAGTTGTGTGTGATGAGTCGAACAATACACCAAGTAGAATTGATCGTAATGAGCTTTATTTAGATATTGCCATAGAACCAGTTAAAGCAGTAGAGTTTATTTACATTCCACTAAGGCTTAAAAATACTGGTGAGATAGCGGGACTGTAAAATGATAAATACTACTAATAGGGAGATATTATAATGAGCATTTCGACTTTATCAAAACTTACAGTACCTTTAGATTCAAGTGCATCAGCATCGAATCAAGGGCTGTTAATGCCAAAACTCCAGTATCGCTTTAGGGTGACATTGGAAAATTTTGGTAGATCAACACCAACAACAGAGTTAACAAAACAAGTTGTTGATGTTACAAGACCTAACGTGTCTTTTGAACAGATCACAGTTGATGTATATAACTCACGTGTATTCCTAGCAGGAAAACATACGTGGGAACCAATTACACTTAACTTACGTGAAGATGTTTCAAACAACGTACAAAAATTAGTTGGTGAGCAAATCCAGAAACAATTTGACTTTTTTGAACAATCAAGTGCGGCTTCAGGAAGCGATTACAAATTCGTAACTAGAATTGAAATTTTAGACGGTGGTAATGGCGCAAGTCCGGCAGGCATACTTGAGACATTTGAACTTTATGGTTGTTACTGTGAAAGTGCAAACTACAACACATTAGCATATAGTACAAACGATCCGGTGACTATTGCTTTATCAATTAGATATGATAACGCTATACAAACACCACAAGGTACAGGAATTGGTACAGCTATTGGTAGAACAGTTAATACTGCTATTACTGGTGGCGGATCAACTTAATAGTACTTTAAAATATAATATTTCCTAATTAAAAGGGGGTCTATTTTAAAATAGGCCCCTTTTTTTCGCTTTAAATACCCACTTATTTTTATAGATAAATAATAGTATGGCAAGCAAATTTCAAGCATTCTTTAATAACATATTAGCAGGGGCTACAAACCCTAAGGGTAACCTTGGTGACTGGCAACACGCCAGAGCATTATATACTAATGACGATCATCGTCTTGCTCCTAAACACAAATTTTTATATCATGTATCATTTACATTGAATGCAGAAGCAGTAAAAGTAATTCCACAATTAAAAACAGAAGAACTTAATATGCTTGTTAAGTCTGTTGACTTACCTAAGTATAATATAAGCACTACTTTAAAACATCAATATAATAAGAAACGTAATTTACAAACAAGACTAGACTACGACCCTGTTAGCATTACCTTCCATGATGATAATTATGGTACAACAACTGCTATGTGGGAAGCATATTATAGATATTATTTTAGAGATGGAACTTATGCTTTTATGGCCGGCGACGGACCTGGTCATCCTGGTGCTGAAAAGCAAAACAACGGTCCGCCTGGCGCTTATAATAGAGCCAATGCTTTAGGTGGATCACTATCAAATAAACATCGTTTCGGTATGGACAATGATCAACTTAAGAATTTCTTTCATAGTATTCAAATTTTTCAAATGTCAAGACGAAGATATACTTCTTATACATTAGTAAATCCTATAATTTCAAGTTGGCAACATGATACTTTAGATAATAGTGATAGTGGTGTTGTATCAAATCAGATGACAGTTCAATACGAAACTGTATGGTATGCACGTGGTCCAGTTAAATCAGGTACTGCTCCGAAAATGTTTGGATCAGCATCTGGACACTATGATTCATCTCCAAGTCCATTAACACTTCAAGGTGGCGGCGTTACTGCTTTCTTTGGTCAAGGTGGTGTTGCATCCGGGGCATTAGATGTTCTCGGAGATATTGCTGGTGGAAAAGCAACTGGTAGTCTTGGTGGCCTTATTGGTACTGTATTAAAAGGTGCTAACGTTTTTAAAAATGCAAAAGGTTTGTCACGTGGAGGACTACGTGAAGAAGGATTTAATATTTTAAAAGGTGCACTTGGTAATGTAAATAATTCAGCAGTTGGTGGAGTAGCTAATACATTATTTCCAAAAGGCACAGGAGTAGGAAGTCTTGTTGCAAGTACAACTAGTTCTATTATAGGTGTAAGCGCCATAACACAAGTTGCGAAAAACTTTACTAGTGGATCAAGTGCTGATACATTAACTTCATTAATTAGTAATAAAGGTTTACAAAAACAACTTGCTTTATCAACAAGTATTTTACAAACATTTCAAGAAAACGGCGGAACTGCAAATATTAATGACGCGAAAAACTTTATGGATAACTTATCTGTTGCTGACTTACAACCGCATCTAGATAAGGCAATAGAAAATTTTCCAAAAATATTAGAAAATAATCAAAACTTAAAGGTGCCAGTGATCGTGCCACCAGTGAGCATAGAGGTATAACATGAGCTTAGGTGAAGAAACAACAACTAGTATAGTAACTCCAGAATCGCAACTAATTAATTTACCTAGAAAAGGTGATACTGATTCTTCAGATACAGTAAAATCATTTTTAAATAGATATTTTACAGGTACATTAAGTTTTCCAAGTAATGAAGTTGATGCAGTTATTGGTTATTTTGAAAGTAGAGACTTTGATAAAGTTAGTGCTCAAACTATTGGCACAATATTAATGCAACAAGCAAAAATAGACAATGTTAATGTATTTGAACTTTTAGATACACTTAAAGGTATAGACGATTTACAATTAAGTTCTATTGTAGCAGAAGTATTAAATTACAATCGATCAAAAATTAGTACATTAGGATATAAATTACATCCATCTACTGATAAATTAGAGACACGCAACGTATTGGTGTAACAATGGCAAAGTTTGCACAAGGTCGTTTTACTCTTAAGAATGCAGACAAATACTTAGGTAGAAAAACTCCTTTATATAGATCAAGTTGGGAATTTGCTTTTATGCGTTTCTGTGACGAAAGTCCTTCAGTGGCAAAGTGGGCAAGTGAATCAGTTAAAATTCCATACAAAGATCCTTTAACAGCAAAACTTACTGTTTATGTTCCTGACTTTATGATTCAATATACTGATAGAAAAGGTAAAGGTCATGTTGAACTTATAGAAGTTAAACCTGAAAACCAAATGAAAAAAGAAAGTGTTGGGCGAGATAAATTTAGACAAGCTCAATATGTAAGGAATATGGCTAAATTTGAAGCCGCTAGACATTGGTGTAAACGCCGTAAAATTCTTTTCCGTGTTATTAATGAAAACGACATCTTCCATAAGCCAAAAGCTAACCGCAAATAACCGATAAATATACGTAGTTAAACAATAGAGATTATTATGGCATATAGTGAAAAAGTATTAGACCATTATAATAACCCAAGGAATGTAGGTTCCTTTGATAAAGATGATCCAAGTATTGGTACTGGGATGGTTGGCGCTCCGGCGTGTGGTGATGTAATGAAGCTTCAAATTAAAGTAGAAGATGACACAATAGTAGATGCAAAATTTAAAACATATGGTTGCGGATCTGCTATTGCTAGTTCAAGTTTAGCAACTGAATGGCTAAAAGGTAAAACTGTAGGACAAGCACAAGAAATAAAAAATACAGAAATAGTTGAAGAACTATCATTACCACCAGTTAAAATTCATTGTTCAGTTTTAGCCGAAGATGCAATCAAGTCAGCTTTAAAGGATTACAGGGAAAAAAGATGACAAAAAAATTAGAAGAACTTTTAAACTTACCCGAGTCTCAAGAAATTATTGACGCAGAAAAACAGAAGGCAAAGGTTGAAGCAAAGCAGGAACAAAAAGAAACGTTTCGTGAAATAGCTGAATTTGATAAGATTACAGCCGCTTTGCCACAAGTAAAAGGTTTAGGGGAATTAGCAGATAAAGAGCTTAATGAAGTATCTGATAAAGCCATGTCAGCATATGAAGATTTAATGGATTTGGGCATGAATGTTGAATCACGATATTCAGGCCGTGTATTTGAAGTAGCTGGTCAAATGCTTAAAACCAATCTTGATGCTAAAAACGCCAAGCTAGATAAGAAGCTTAAGATGGTAGAATTACAGCTTAAAAAGGAAAAACAGGATAAAGAAGGGTCTATTGATGGTGAAACTTTAGTAAATGGGGAAGGATATGTTATATCCGATCGTAATAGCCTTATAGAAAAACTAAAGAAGATAGATAAATAACATTATAACGGGAAAACAAAGTCATGAGTAAAACATTTGTTGAACATCTAAACGAAGCAAAAAAGACGTACTCTTTTAAAGTAGGAGTAGCAGGCGATTTGCCAGAAGGCTATACTGATCACTTAGAAATGGTATTGCAGAAGTTTAAGGTTGAAAATATGAGTGCGGGTAAACGTACTCCTATTACTGAACGACCTCTAGATTTTCCACAGTTGCAAAACACCCATGTTCACTACTATGACGTTGAACTAGGTTATCCAACTACACCCCAAGTACTACAACAGTATATTGCAATGAACTGTGGTCTTGAAGAATCTCATGTTATTGTGAGAGATCCAAATGCACCACAAGAGCAATATCAAGATAGCAAAGGAATGATAGGAGAACGAGATCCTGATTCAGTTTATACTGCTAACTTAGGTAGTGATATGGAAGGTGCAGATAAAGATGCACAAAAACAAGTAGGTGCAAATAAAACTATGGATTTGCTAAAAGAACTTGAAAAGACTCGTGCAGAACGAGAAAATAAACAAGTTCCAGATGGTATGAACAATCCAGATCAAAAACACGAAATCGGAGAACCCGGTAAAACTAGTCCTGTAGGGAGCAAATAATGAAACTAAATGACATTTATAAAAAAATTGATAGCATGAATGAACAGGCATCAATGAATATTTCCATGTCAGGCGAAACTGCTGATGACGTTGGAAAACTTTTAAGATTAATGAAAGACGCAGGCCTAGAAAAAGCTGAACCTGTTAGTCCAGATTTGTTAAGCCCAGGTGATATGAGGGGCGACATAGATAAGTTTAAAGATATTGTTGACAAAGGTAATGAACCAGAAGGTCCTCCATCTCCATGTGGAATGGATGCACCAGAACCAGTCGGTGGACCAGACGGTGGACCAGACGGTGACATTAAAGGTATG